CCTCGATGTAATATTCAAGGATGGATGAATACACGCCTTTTTCAACCGGGAAGAAGATAGTCTTACCGAGGCCGATAGGAGATACGGCAGCGTTGTTTTCATACTCTGTGATTGGTGTTACAGCGATTGTCTTAGGCGACAGAATGTCATCACCCTCAATCTTGAACTGAGAGTTGTCAGAGAAGACGATCAAGTTCTTACTGAACGGCAGTGCGTTTCTCAGGATAGAGACCTTGACGTGTGAAACAGTTACGTCGATAGGTGCGCTGTCCAGAAGCGTCGTGACAGTCTTACGGTAGAAATTAAAGAACTCTCCGGCTTCTGATAGAATGACGGCTTCATCTGAAAGAAACCCTAAGCGGTTCTTGAAGAAGAACACATCGGCAATCTTCCGGTCGATAAAGCTTGGGTCTTTATTTGATTCATCATCACCGGCAAGTCTCTTCTCCCATGTGGCCTGTTCAAAAGTAAACGTACCATCTGCATTGGAGACGAGCGTGTGAGGAAGCGTAGAAGCATCAAGCTCCCATGCACTGCCTGGCTCGACAGTTTCTTCCCAGACATCATCGCCGGTGTATTTTACAAAGTAATTATCGAAGCCTGTGGCATCATCACCAACGATCTCATAAACCTGTCCAGTAGATGGGCTTTCAGGAAGATCAGAGAAACGCTGAACTTTACCCTGTAAGCTATCACCATTGGTGTCAGAAGTTTTGGCCGCTGTAATGTCCTTGTTTACGATAAACGTATAGTCGGCCACAGTGACGGCTTTGAATAGAGAGCGAGGTGTAGAGGCTGTGAGGTACGTTTTCCCATCAGGGAATGTCACAGTTTTCTCTGTCCCGCTCAGATCGTAGACCTTCAGATCACCGTCAGTAATCACAACGACGTACTGTTCGTTATTGTCGCGGTTGATCGTGTGTATGAAAGCCGATCCATAATTCGAGCTTGAGAGCTTCGTCAAGTGTTCTGTAGGTGGTCTTTTGACCTGACCCTGAGAAACTGAAGGGAAGCTGTTATCCTGTGCTTCAGCCTGTGTGTTACGCCTCAAGGCGGCAGGCTGCTGGGAGACCCCCTGCACAAGGTTGGGGATCGACTGGGCTACACGGGGCATATTAAATATTCCGATCTACAATGTCCAAAGAGGAGTAATTTCCTAGAAGAATGTTCAGGTCAGCGGTGCTTGATTCCGCTTCTTCCAGATCGGCCAAGGCATCGAGTTCGTCTTCCAACTGGTAGACGTGAAGAGCCTCAGAGCCTAGCTGGGCATCTTGGAACATCCGGGTCGCTTTGATGGCGATGTAGTTTCTTGCGGATTCTGGAAGCTCATCGAAAGGAAGGAACACCAGCATATCGACCTTGATGGTCTTATCGAACTGGTAGCTTCTTTCTTTTCTATTGTAGAGCCGAGAGCCACGCTGGACGACATCGAGCAGAGCATCGTAGCCGGTCGTGTCTACCCGCAGGCAGTTAGACGGCAATGTGATCTCTTTGCTTGGAGATGCCGGGACGAGAGGAAACTCTATCTCAGTATTAAAGTGCCAGCCTTTTTGCTGGACCTGTCGTGATACATCACGCAATGTGGAAACTGCGGAGACAACATCAACATCACCGCTGTCCGCAAGCGTACTGACAGGGCTACTTCCGATGCCTCGGAGCATTCTGTTGATGGCCTCCAGTTCCGAAGTCGGCTGGAGTGCTGTCATCTTATCCAATCTCCGATACGTAAACTGTAGTTGTACCGCCGGTTTCAACGACCTCACAGTGGAAGGAGATGTGTGTTGCGTCCTTTACAAAGATGTCCATTGGTCCTTGGAAGTTACCCAAGTAATAATGATCGGTGTTGTCCGCTGTTACTGTGTCATCTCCAAGTTTGAAGAAGACTGGGCCGTGGTGATAAATACGAATAACCTTCGTACCATCAGCAAAGGCTGTCGCGTTTCTGGCTGTAGGAGCGGCCCCAGTTAATTCAATCTGGTGGGCTGCACCGCCAAAGCTCAAAGCGTGAACCGGATGGCCTCTATTGTCTTCGGGTAATTCTAAAAACGGCATGTATTATTCCTTTTCCGAGATATAAAGAGTGCCATCGCTGGAGGCTCTGATAGCCGCGATGTGCGTATTGTCTTTAATGTGAATGTCGTAATAGACGCCTGCCGGGAAGAAATGGTCGCTGGTGGTTGCAACTACAGTGTCGTCTCCTAGTTTCAGGAAGACATCTACAGTCGCGTAAAGAGACACAATCTTCGTGTCAGTCATTGCCGTAGCGTTTCTGGCAGACGTAGCGGTTACGCTAATGGAATGGCCTCCGCTATCCTTAAGGCACAGCGCTGGAATGGGGTCACCGCGCATGTCCTCTGGTAATTCTGTAGGCATGGTAAGTCCTTTGGATAATAAAAAGGGACGCCCTCCGAAGAGAGCGCCCCAAGGGAAACCAACAAGAAGAACAGTTTAACCGTGAGCTACGATTAAGCTGGGTCTGCTGTACGCAATTCGATAGAAGACTCAGGACGCAGGATGCCGCTACCAAGCAAGAACTTGGAGACCATCAGCGTACCTTGGTGCTTAATCAGGTACTCAGATTCAACAGAGAGATCGAGCAGCTTCACAGTACCAACTGCGGAACGGTGCATAACCAGAGCAGCAGTGTTACGGAAGTCACCGTCGTAGTCAGACTTAACGCTACCGGTGATGTTAGTCGTTGGCAGGTTGTTTGTCTTAACGATCTCGATGCCACCAATCTCGTAGACTTTACCTTTACGGTAAGAACCAGATTGTTCATCAGAGTAACGGTTAGAGATTTTGTCCGTCTCAACCAACAGGTAATACTGGGCAGGCTTAACGAAAGCAAAGCGCTCCATTTCTGGGACATCTTTTTCGTCAAACGCTTGGGCAGCATCCATGATACCACCAGCCAGATCGCTACCGCTGGTCTTGAAGTTAGAGCCGTTGATGGTAGAACCGCCGTTACCGCCAGTCAAAGTGGCAGATGCACGGGCAGCGTTCAGACCTACAGAGGCAATGTTCTTATCGAACGCACGGGCAAGAGCAGCACCGTCCTGACGAGTGTACTCAGAGCGGACATCATAGTGGTTCATAGCCTCGTCGATGTTCGCAATGAAGCTGTCAGAGATCAGCAAGTCATCAATAGTGATAACACGCTCTCCGTGTTTCATTACAGTACCGGTAATTTCAGCGCCAGGTGTGTGGTAGGCGGCATCTTTCTTACCGGTTACAGGGAATTGTGCAGACTTACCGCTCTTGATTGTGCGAGTAATATGTTTATCTGCGAAGACGTTGTTCTCTTCGAACGCAGTCAATACTTCACCGCCGTACTGCTTGAGAAATAGGGCTTTCTTATCGGAGCCACCATCATCAGCACCAAGACGGCTTACAGTCATGTCAGCCATAATTAGCTTTCCTTGTGTGTTTAGTGTGTTGAGTTTGAAATGTTCCTTTCAACTCAGCCACTTCACTCTCCACGCCCGGTATCTCCCGCAGGAGGCAAGGTTTCGTGTAAAGTTCCGAATGGAAAAGGATTGTCTACTTCCTAAAGAGGAATGAGGACTTATCAATTACGTAAACACAAAGAAATAATAGGGACGGCCTTTGTCAGACCGCCCCGGAAACTTAATCATTATAAGTAGGCGTAATACGCTTTGAGCTATCATCGCTCTTGAATATCTGGATGTTGGACGTAACCTTGTCAGAAATTTTCTCTAGGCTTCGACCGCCCACATAACCACCGACACCCACAGTCATGAGCGTCCACAGTTCTTGAGGTAAATCCAGCATTATCCCTGTGCCGAACAATGCGTTCATGTAGGGTACAAGAAGATAGTTATTGGCGATGATCGCTACGATAGTAATCATCAGTAGCGGACGCCAGTTTCTCTGAAGCCAAGAGTGTCCTTGAGCTTCTGCCACAATGATCTTTGCGGCTGATTCAAGTTCTTTGAGTTGATTGGATAGAACCAACTCTTGAATCTTGGTTTTGAGTTTTTGGCGCTCCGCTTCATTCTCTACAACCTTGTCAACAACTGAGAACAGACTGCCGACAAGGGTGGTAATAAAATTGAGCATAGGCTTACTTCAACTTAGAGCGAGCCAGCTTCTTCTCTACATCTTCTCTGAATGCTTCAGATTTCTTGTAGCGCGGGTCTTTCATGTCTTGAGTGACTTCAGACCAATCGCGGTACGTATCGCCAGCGGTAGGAGCACTTTCGCCTGTCTTCAGGTTCGGTGTCTTGCCGTTTGCGTCTTTGTACTTTGAGAATAGAGCTTGGGCTGCGAGTTTTGCTGTCGCTGTGTCAGTGGCTACTGCTCGGTCATAGGCGTCGATCTCTTCGTCTGAAAGATTCTGAGATGCCCAGTTAATCATCTTTGTATATTCTTCATCACCGCCAGCCACAGACTTAACTTCTGAGGCCATGTTAGCGGCAAGGGCATTCATACCCTCGATGTAAGAATCAACGATGTCCTTACCGAAGCCAACTTCTTCCAGCTTCTTATAGCTGTCTTCAGAGAGCTTACCGTCTTTCGCAAACTCATCTTTAAAGTTCTGAAGGTCCAAGCCCTTCGTCTGAAGTGTCTCGCTGATCTCATCATCTGACATGCCTTCTTGGGCTTTCAGCTTTGTAGAGAGTTCAGTGATTTTCTTCTCAGCTTCAGAATGAGCCTTAACGTAGTCTTCAACAGACTTGTATTTTTCTGGAAGCCAATCAGGACGTTCATCCGTCTTATTTTCTTCCTTCGGCTTTTGTTCGTTATTCTGCTCTTCAGAAGGCGTCTTATTGTCTTCTTCAGGAGCTTTCTTTTCCTCACCAAGCAATCGCTGGTCAGGAGCTTCAGCCGGTGCTGGCTCTAAATTATTGATTTCTAATGTGTCAACCATGAGATGTCCTTAGTTGTCTACGCGAGTGTTGCCGTTGATCGTTTTGTAGCTGACACCCTTTTCTTCAGGGGCCTCTTCGATGACAGGACCTTCAGGCTCTTCATCAGTTTGATCTTCAGTTACCTCAACGTCAGACTCAGGGGCTTCTTCAGGAGCAGCCTCCGGTGTAACATCTTCTTCGACAGCAGGTGTTTCCACAGTTTCTTCTGCGGGTTGCTCTGCTTTCTGGTTCTTTACTTCGACCTTAGTGGCCGTCTTGTTTTTAGCTTTTGCCATGGTTTAAGTACCTTCTTGTTGGGGTTGCTGAGCTAAGCCAGCTTGAAGCTGAGACATCATCTCAGGGTTCTGGAGAACCTGCTGCATCATAGCCTGGGCTTGTTCTTGTTTAATCTGCTCCTGCGTCTTGACGAGGCCGTCCATATCAATAGCCAAGGCTGTACCAAAGCGGGTAAGCCAATCAGGAACATTGAGATATTGTTGACCTTCAGGTCCAAGCTGCTGGATGCCTTGTAAGAACAATTCAAGTTTCTGGAGGTCTTGTCCTCGACCGAGAGCTTCAAGGCCGGTCACGATGACAGGCTTGATGTCGTCTTGCGGTAAGGACGGAAGTTTTCCAGCGGCTTCCATCTGAGACATAATAATTCTCACCAATGGAAGCTGAAGTTCTTGTGACAATAGAGAGTACAGACCACCTAGAGAATCTTCCAGTTGACCGGCAACGTATCTGATCTCAGCGGCAGTTACTCGTTCAGCATCTCTTTGAACAGTCGTGTTCAGCAGGAACGCCATAGACAGGCGCTCAGTAATCTGCTCGGCTGTTCTGAGGGTGATCTGGAAGTCAGCAAACTTGTTCAACTGGAGGGCAGACACATCGTTCGCATCTCCAGTGATAATGTCTCCATTCTCAGCTTTCGCCAATGTAGACTTCTTGGTCGTCGAATTAGGACGTACCATGAAGAGAACTTTAGCGGCTGCGGCTGAGCCTTGGACGATGGCCTTTGTTAAGCCTTCGAGAGACTTAAGGTCACCATAGTATTCTTCGACCAATCCACGTCCGTAATCTTCACCGTCGATCCGAGTCCAACGGAGGGCCAGCCAAGGTAGTTTACCTTCTGGGTATTCGCCTTCACTATCTGGAACGGTCTTTCCGGCAATCTCTTGACGGATGAACCAGCGGTTACCCTGCTTGTAAATATAGGTGAAGAGTTCGACAGTCTTTTGAGCGTCTCTTGGCTTATCTGAATCTTCGGACTTGTTATCTTCAACAAGAGCCAGCAGTTCAGGATCAAGAGAGGCTTTAGAAAGTGTTTCCTTAACAATGATTTCAAGGACATTCCCAGCCGGGTCTCTTTTGACAACATACTTATCGAGTGTGAATACACGGGCTTTTCCTTTCTCAGGTACATAGAGAAGAACATTACCGGCGACGATAAGTTGTCTGTTGGCGACGAAGAGCGCTGTTCGCAATGCTCTTGCTTCCATGTCGGACATAATTGACCGCTCGATAGTCCCAAGGGCCTCTTCAAATTCTGCTCTGGCTTCGTCGTTCCCGATGCTAGTGAGCGTAAAGTCGTCAATAGTCATCCGAAAGAACGGCGTGTTTGGAGGCAGCATCGCCAATAGAAGTTTGGAGGCAAGGTTATTGACCCCCATAGCGCCAACGCCTTGGTAAGGGGTCGGCAGAGTATTTGTCTGTCCATGACCTGCTGGTGGCATCAAGCTTGGAATAGTCAGCTTGGCAGCTTCACGGGCACGGTCGAGAACAGTCTGGCGTACAGCCTCAAGGTCAGAATACCTAGAGGCCACTGAAACTGTATCGGGCATTATATTATTCGCTTCTCGGTAGGTTTACACCGCTGTTTGTCCGGTCGATGTTTGCTGTCCGTCTAATGCGAAGAGATGTGCGGCCTTTTGCTTGGCCTGATTCATTCTCATCTCTGATCT